TCTTGCGCTTGGCTGATGGTGTTGCCAGTCTTCTGCTCCCACTTCATCCACTCCGGTGGAGCGGCTGTGAAAGTAGATTCCTCACCGTTTTGATATTGAATTGTGATTGGTAATTTCATGCTCCCGATTTCCTATCTCTTAGCTGAATGTCTCGGATGGTGTTCCCACTACCGTAAATGATAGCGAGACTGTCTGTGCGCTTGGTGCTGCACCGCCGACGCTTGGAAATACTGGCAAGACGTTGAATGCAAAGACCGCTCCAGTCGCAGCTGTAAGAGAAGCCGCCACTGTTGTATTAGGTGCAGATTCGCAAGCTGTCCAGAGAGCTTCGCAGAGTGATCCAGTGGCTCCCCAATCGGCAAGCATCTCCACGTCGAACGTCCATTGGTCGTCGATGTGCTTGTATGCCTTGCCATCGAGTGTTTGATATGTGTCGATGGTTGGTGAATTGCTGAGAATTGCTGACGTAGCTTGTGCGTCGTAGTTTGTGCTCGCGATCGTCAAAGTCAGATCGCGTCCGGTAATGACGGTCGTGGCCATGTGTGGTGCTCCTTAGTTTGTTTGAGTGTATCGAGTGGTGACTTCGATTTCGGCAGCCAAGACTTCAGATCCCGAAGCCATGAGCTGCGGAATTGGATTCGAGATGTTGCCGATTTCGTATCCAGCCGGCAAAGCGGCCAGAATGCTGATGATGAGTTGTTCAATATTGTCCAGTGATGCCGCATTTGAATACGATGCGACTCCGACGACAATCATGAGATTGACTTTTGTGCGAACGGTGTTCTTTGTGAAGACTTCGATTTCAAGATATGGATTCGATGGCAAGACTGCGGCGAATGGCACAATTGGCGATTCCGGCACGGCGTCATAGACGTTGGCTGTGATCGATGAAAGCTGTGTCTTGAGTAGGCCGCGAACGTCAACGGCGATTGAGCTCGCTGTCATTGGACAATTGTTTCAACGTCGATGTACGGCTGAAGCAAAGAAGAAACACGATTGAGCAAGCTGCGCCCCATGCGATACGGAGTGCCAGAGAAGTCAACGCCCTCAATCTGACCGCCGGCAGCTGTGCGGCTCTGAAATATTTCAATAGATACGGCATACATCGCGCTTTCAATCGCTGGAGTCGCTGCGTATAAAGTCGCGGCAGAATATCCAGAGAGAGTCGCTGTGCCGGATGGAATGATTGGACGCACTGTGACGTCTGAAGCTGTGAGAGCAGCTGTGAAATGAAAATCGGATACTTTGTCAACGGTGTGAGTCGCTGAGAATGGTGCTGGCAATCCAGCCACGACGACGGATTGACCGGCGACGAAATTGTGTGCGCGGCCTGTGTAGAAGTAAGCCACATTTGATTCAAGTTTGTATGAATCGACCGCAACTTGATTTTGAGTCAATAGCGGCAAGATTACATTTTCAGCTGAGTCAATTATCTGGTCAAGATAACTGTCACTGTAGAGAGAAGAGCTCACGCCTAAGACGGATCGCAGCTGTGAAGCCGTGATGATTGTTGGCATGAGCTCTTCCCTTTCTACTGCTCGACCGCCTTCGGGAGCGACGACGGTCGATGATTAGTGTGTGGCGATTACGCCTTGTTATTCTTGAAAGCTCCAGCGGCAATCTTTGTCGCAATAGCTCCGAATGAATAGACGCCGACTGTGATTGAACCGTCAGCTGTTGATTCAGCGCGCAATTGGTAATTTGTTCCTTCATACCATGTGTACGCATCTGGATTGACGATAAGAATTGTGCCATCGCCATCGCCGGCATTTGTTGGATCGACGTAAAGATTCAATCCTGCAACATTTCCCAAAAGGCTGGTAGGCACGACTGCACCGCCGGCATTCATTGGATTTGTTGCTGTGTAGATTGGACGACCTGAATCATTCAAGCCCATGATGTTTGACCATTGACCAGTCGATACAATCATGTTGCGAGCAAATGGATTAGGAAGACCAGCTGTTGCGCCATATACGGAAGCAGCTCCGCGAGCTGTAATTCCGAGAAGCTCTGAAGCTGTTGGATATGTTGACACTGTTGTGCCGTCAAGTGTTGCACCTGAAATTAGCGCAGCGTTGACGGTTGCATTCTGTTGCTTAGCCATGGCTGCAACCATATTTCTGAGAAGCTCATCATAAAATTGTGGCGATGTGCGTGTGAGAAGCTCCACTGAAAATTTCTGTTGGCCGGCGAACTTCTGAACACTCACTGAAATGAACGCGCTGTTTTGATCGGTTTCTGTGAAAGCTGCATCTTCAGCGACTACGCCGACAGCTGGAGCGACGGTGATTTTCGGAATTTCGAAAGTCATGCCGGCATCTGGCAAAGTACCGCGAGAGATTGCGTCGATTGATGGACGGATTGTTGTTGATAATCCGTTTACCACCTCAGCGAGCTGTCTCGTTGGCACGAGCCCAGCGTTGTCGGTTGTGTTATCAGCCGCGAGAACGTACTGACGAGCATCTTCGTCTCCCATTGATGCTTTGATCTTGTTTTCAAGATAGCGTGATGAGCTGATCTCGATGCGTGGCTTTGAGTACGCGACAGGCTTTGATGTCGCTGTTACTGACTGAGCGGCTTCTACCGTCTCCACGGCTGAAGCGTCTGTGACGGTGTTTTCCACTTCGTCTCCTTCTGTTGGTATTACATCCGGCTCCACGGTGGAGTCAGAATCTTCTTCTGTAGCTTCTTCTTCGCCCTCTGTAGCTGCAACGTCAGAGACGCGAGCTGATCGAACGGCTGGCTCTGTGACAAGTGCGACGCCGGTGAGCTCTCCAGCTAAGACGCGCATCGTGCCGTCTTTTTCCATGACGTATTCATCGACAGCCAATTCAATAGAAAATCCATCGCGCAATCCGTCCATTGCTTCAGCAATAGCGTCAGATCCGGCTGTCGTATTTGAAATTTTGAAGCTCGCTTCAATCGAATTCTCATTGAGAGTCATGTCGAGAGTTTTTCCAATTCTGCGTGTTTTGTCATGCTCTAAATTAAGAAACACGTTTGTAGGCTTGACTGATCCTTTCGCGAAGACCACTTTGCCGGTTGATGCGTTGGCTGGCTCTTCGAATGCAACAATACGACCGCTGATGATTCGAGTTTCCGAATCTGCCGCCGTGATTGTCATTGGTGTTGTTAGCTTCATAGCAGCATATCCTCTTCTTCTCTTATTTCATCGACGCTCATCGCGCCAATTCCGTTGAGTATTTGATAAACCTGTGCGCGCTCATAAGGATTGCCACGCAAGAAGTCGTCTAAGTCAAATTTCACCTCGTTGCCTAAACTGGTAAAATCTTGGAAAGAAAGCCTCTGTTCAATAATTGACATGTAATTTCTAAAAGCAAAATCGACGAGATCGCGCCTCTTGTCTAAGGCGTTGGAGTAGGTGAAGCTCGATTGCTGTGAGTCTGTAAAGTAAGCCGGAATCCCACATGCGCGACTTAATTCCAGAGACACATAATTGCGTCCTTCATTTAATTGAATAGATTTCGGATCGAATCCCATTGTTTCCATTGATACATCTGCATTGAGATACACGACTGACTTCTTGCGACGTGCTCCGAATGCTGATAATAATTTTGCAACGCGATCAGCTGGCAATGATGTGCCATTTGATTTGAGAATCATTTGTGGAATTGGATCGACTGCAAAATCCATCGCAGCTTTTTCAAGTGCGGCAGCTGCGCGAATTGTACGACCGGCGCGAGATAGCAATCCTTCATCATTTCCAGCAAAGACGACAAGATCATTCGGATCGACGTACTGTCCATCTATTGAATAGAAGTTGACTTCATATCCCATTCCGTTTGTTGTAATTGTTACGCGCTCCGGTGCAATTCTTTCCATTGCGCGAATTTTTCCTGTGTCTGCATATCTTTCCATGACGCGAGCGAACGCATACGGATGGAAGAAGAGATCTGAAATCATCCAAGACCAGAAGACCGAGCCTGGTATTCGTGGATCTGGTTGATTGATGACGCGCGGCTGTGCAACCTTTTCGCCGGTTGCATTGTTGCGAGTTTCCATTGGTAGCGATGCAATTGTCTGCATCACTGAAAGAGCGCGCGCAATAGTTGGCACGCTCATAGCTTCAGCGCGTGAAGCTTGTGCAATTCCAGAGAAGAAGATTGATGATGTTTCTGAATAATACGGAGCGACGCTTGCAGCTTCGACGTCGCTGGACTTTTGCGGCGCGTTAGCTCTGAACGGTGCGAAAGAATCTAAGAATCCCATGCGCTCATTCTAAGCGAGCGCGTACACCTAGCCGACCATGATGTCAAGATCTGTCTCTGGTCGTGTCGCAAAGTGCGTGACCAGTGCAGCTCCTACAGCTGCGCAGACTGTCGCTTGAGAAGCTCTGCGACCGATGACCCAGCCGCCGTCTCCATAATTTAATCGCGTAGCTGATAAAATCTGCTTGGATAATTCTGCCTGATTTCGGTGGACGAATCTTTTCGATGTCACACTGCCGAGAAGCTCGTCGCAGCTCTGTGAATATTCACTGCCGTCAATTGCAACTATTCGAATGCCAGCTGGCTGAAGTCTTGCGGCCACTGCGCTGCTCGTTCTTTTTGAGTAGGCAACGCATTCCGTCGGATACATTCGAGTGTATGGCGCGATGTCGTTTGCGACAGCTAGATCGTCGAGATTGATTGGATTCTGCCAAGTATGCAGAAGCTTGACGAAGAATTTGTCGTCACCAATTTTCTGAGCCGCGACAAGTGCAGCCGCGCGTCTATCCGGTGCGCAGTCGATTGCCATCCATGTCTGCTTCTCCGGATCGAGATCGACTGTCTCATCCGAGCATTCATTCCATTCTTGAGATGGGATTGCGCTTGAAATTGTTGCGACCCAGCGGCAAAGCACTTCAGTCCGGACGACGTCCGGTGGATCATTGAGCACGGCTTTGAGATTGTCGATATGGATTGTCCAGCCAAGTGACGGATTGCTTTGACGCCAGCCGTCGATGTTCGAGATGTCATCAGTGTGCGATGACCATTCTGCATACAGGATGTCATCATTGCCGCCGGCAGCTGCGACCATGCCGCGCTCGCGTAGCTGATTCAAAATTACAGAATGTTGGTCGCCAGCATTCGAATACGTCCAGAGCTGCGGAGCTTCAGCGGCCATCATCGTATATCGAAGCGATGCCCATGTGGATTCGTCTTTCAATTCGCGAGTCTCATCTATGTGGACAAGCTCCGGCTTTGAAATACCACGCGCGGCCGACGCTCCAGCTTTGACCATGTACCGGCAACCGTCCAGCGTTTCGATTTCTTCTGATCCGTGAGCCCATCTGATGCGCTTGACCTGCTTTGCAAGCGTGTCATTTTCTTCGATGATGTTGACAAGATCTCGAAATGTTTCCAGCGATGTCGTGAGCCGGTGAGCCGTGCCAATTTGTAACTTTTTTTTATACATAAAGAGACCGGCCAAGATCTGCGTTTTCATGAGCGTCGTCTTGCCATTCTGGCGAGCCACGACGATGCAGACCAGTGGATGAGCTGGACGTCCATCCGGCTTATATTTTCCGGCTTCGATTGTGATCCATTTCTGCCAGTCGAGCATCTTTATCCCAATTGAATCGGCAAAGTCGATGACTTCTTGGCCGCGAGTCGGTAAATCTAGAAGCTTTGAGTGAATTCTCGGCGTTGAGATGCCATAAACCGTCTCTGTAGTTCCCTCTTCAGCCTGTTGCAGCCGATTTGAGCCTACGACGACCAGTGGCGGTCGTTTCGAGTCGTCTGGAGTCCTAGTCATGGCTTTTCGAGTCGTTTGGTGGTGAAAGAAGACCGCGGGAGAGAGTGGCGGTGGA